TCGCTCATGCCTTTACGAATAAGCCAGGATTTCTTTGCCTTAAAGCGTTTACTAGAATTTTTCCCATCGACATCTTTTCCCAAAATCCCACCTCCTCGAAGGAATATTATCCGACAATATAGAATTTAAGTTGGACAAGCCTTTATAGGAAAGGAGTCCCGATATGACTAAAAAGAAAGTTGTAAAATTAGAGTTCGGCGCCGACCAAAAAGGCCGGGTTAAACCCAAACAAAAAAAGGTCGATATAAGTATCCGGCTTGACGAAGACATAGCTGCTGAGCTTTTCGGTACCGGTTACTATACGTTTGAGCGACTGACCAACGATGATAGAATTCGTCGCCTAGCACCTCTCATCTGGAAGCAGTTAGATCGCGTACAGGAGCGCTGGCAGCGTCGCCCGGGAGGTTCCCTTGATCCCGATAGGTGATTATTTTGCTATCAAGTTACCGTGCTTCTGCAGCAATTCATCTGGCGGCGGCTCAAAGGTTACTTCCGGTTGCGGTTGCTCCTCCGGCATAACGTAGGCAAAGATGCACCTGCAATTATGATGCACCGGTGGCTTAAACTTCTTAGCCTCTGGCGTACCTGCCTCAATGATCATGCCGTCAAGCTTTTTACATAAAGGACAGGTGCGCTTATCTAGGATGGCAGAATATTGGATTCTCTTTACTCCCTGCTCTTCAGCAACAAAATCCCTTCCAGAGTTTATAGCCCAGGCTGTTTGTACTGTGGCGTGACCTTCTAATTCCTTTTTGGTGTAGTCCTCGAAGTTCTGCTTTGCATTCTTAACAGCATCCTTAGGCTTCTCCCCTGCCTCAATACCATTTAGCACATCAAAGACAACCTTAGCGCTCATAGCTGAAATTATTTTTTCTGTTATGGTTGCTGCCCTAAGCACAATTATTTGCTTACTCAAATCAGGGATATCGGGCTTTTCTGCTTCAAGTTCACCTGCTGCCTGTCCTGCTCCGAAAGTAAACAGCCCGGCAAGGTAGTCATTAATGAACTGGGATAGTGGTTCACTGTTAACAACTAACTGGCTTATCTCCTCCCACTTACCTGCCGATATTAGTACGGCCAGTTGCTTTAGATACGGCGCGAACTGCTCGCCAAGAATCTCTAAGCCTTTCTTGATGAACTCCTCCTCGGAGGTGTCAAACTTTTGGTCTATTTCGGCAAATTTGATTCTTTTTTCGTAAGTAGTCAGATCCCTACGCCATACAGGTTCAGCAAATTTAAAACCTATTGTTTTTGATCCGCCACAACATTCAGGTTCACTTGCCTTAACCGGTTCTTTTGGTGGCTCAGGAGGATTATTAGGAGGTATGAAAGCTTCCTGCTGCCCTCCCCGGATTGTCTCTTCGTCAATCTCCGGCAGCTCCATGAGATCCCTCATGTACTTTTCAAGTCCATCATCTGGTAGAATTATTTTTCCATCAACAAGGCCTTTAACCCCGTTTACAATTCCCTCCGTATTCCTACCGCCAACCTTCTCAAACTTCAGCTTTGGGTATCCCTCAACGTCCCAGTTATAGTCAACCAACTGGGGTATGGCGTAGCTATTCACATTGTCGCAAATATACTTAGCCTGAGAGTTTAGGGACATCAAAAAGAAGTCGCTCTGGTCTTTTCCTAAAGCAAAGCTACCCACACTGCCGGTACCAAGCTGTAGAAATTGAGCCAGGGCAGCTTTGGCGATCATCTGGTCCTGGTACTGGATGTAGGGCAGGACCTCAATCGCCACTCTCTTGCCCTCGAACATTTCAAGCTCCCAGCCAGAGGGCAGGACCACCCCGGCATCTTGTCCTGAGCGCAAATTCCTGGTTATTTTTTCGGCTTCTTTTCTATCGCTTTCGTCATCCTGCGTGTTTTCCGGTAGTTTACAGACAGGCGTTCCCACATGGTTTTTCTCAATACCGATATTGGTTATTTTTAAGAGAAAATCTTTGATATACCAGTGCTTGTAGGCAGGCCGTAAGGTAGGTATCCCGTGCAGCCTCCCGCCCTCTTTCCGATGAGTAAAAATCAAGCAGTTCTCCACCGGTATCTCAACAAAAGAAGCCCCTGCCACGTATTGTTCAACGTGCAAAGGCCCACCCTTTTCATCATATTTGAAATCTTTTATAGTTTCGTGCGGCCGCTCGGCAAACTTACGCCACTTAGCAAATCCCTTGCTGTCAACTTCATAGACCTTTTCAAATACGCTATGGCCAAAACTAAACATCAGCAAGGCTAGGCGTAAAAAGTCATCCCAGTGCGCAGTCATGCCCACCGGAGGACCTGAAAAAAGATTCTCCTCTATAAATTCAGCGATCTGCACATCCTTAGGATTGTTTTTGTCGTAAGGCTCCACATACCACCTGGTAGACCTGATTGGCAGTTCTAAACAGTAAAGCAACGCCTGTACCTGTGCATCCGACCGGCGCATTTTATCGTATGTAGTTATACTATTCGGCCAGGTCAGTAGGGAATGATACTCTGTATCTGACAGTCGGTTAAATAGGGACCTACTTATTGAGCCTACTTCTTCGCGTGATATTTCTTTTCTTGCCATTCTACCACCCCATGCCTGATGCTTCGCTCTTAGGAACGGTTGCGCCTAATCCGTATCCGCCCTTCAAATCAGAAACCTCATACCCGTCCAGCGCGTACCAAATAGCTGAAAATGTATGAGGGTCAATATTAAACTGGTCTTCTACGATATTTCCATCCTTATCAACCTTATAAGTTAAATCTTTCAATTCCTCAATTGTGTGAATGCAGTTCTCAGAGCAAATTATTTGCTTAAATCTCTTAATTTTCTTAGTATTTTGCAGTCGTGAGCCTTGGAATTTCTTACATTCCTTAATACTAAATCCCTGCTGCTTGTAATACTGTATTGTTTTTGGTTCAGCTGAATCTGCTATAATAAGCTCCCTTGTTTGTTTAAACTCAGCTATTTCAATTGCCGTTTTATCGTCCGTCATGTGGTTTTTATAATACTCCCAGTAGATATAGAGTATTTTGTTTTTATGATCAATCGCAAGCCTCAGCAACGCATTATAAGAAGTCTCGAAGCCGAAGTCAAAACCTGCCCGCTTCATAGCGCGTGGTATTTTTTCAACCTCTTCCATCACTTCATAGTGTGGCCTTACCTCAAACTGTGGAAGCACCCTAATACCATTTACACCGAATTGTCCCTTTCTAGCTATCCGGTAAAGGTCAGGGTCATAGAGTTCTAACTCCTCCAACTGGTCTATATAACTTTGAGGCAAAAATAAATTATCGTCGGCCAAAGAGTGATGATAATAGGTGTTACCTAAAACCAGTATACGGGATTCATAAAGCCGCTCATCATCCAAAGCGACTATTTTAAAAAAGTGCTTAAATGTCCAATTTCCCTTACTAACCGGATTAGTGGAAAGTATCATATGCAGGTCCAGTGTTGGGTGCCTTAAGCGTCCAATCAACTCCTTAAAGCCTTCATACTTTAGCTCTGAGCATTCCTCAACCCATACAATACTAACATTATGTATAGATTTAAGCTTTACCGGCTTATCCATGCCTTTAAAGATTATCTTAGAGCCATTAGGAAACCGGATTTGCATAGGCGAGGTAACGAGTTTTATTCTGTCGTTTAGTTCCAAGTCGGTGATAATTTCCTCAAATAAAGCAAAGCAACTATCCCGCATTGTGTCATATACTTCCCGAACAACCAGAGCAGTTCGCTTTTCCTGCAGTAATTTTAGAATTATTTTTAAGGCCACATGGTAGCTCTTTGACGAACCATAACCACCAACTAGAAGGTAGAATTTACATAACCAGTGGAATAGGAAGTCCTCAAAATGGTCATTAACTTCCTTCTCCACTACCCTCACCCTTCCGCTTGATTATGATTTCAATTGGTTTATCATCGTCGCCACCTTTTACCTTTTCTATATCAGCCTTCAACTTCTCAACCCTCAACCGATGTTCCTCAACCACTAAACCCTTAAGCTCATACCTCTCCACCATATCTTCATAACGCAAAACAAGACCTTCTAAGGTCTTAATAGCTGTGCTTTGCGCTTTTAAAAAACTAGCCTGCTTATCCCAGGCGAATTGAAGCTCCCACTCTTTTTCCCATCCATCACTTTGTATACTACTGGTTTCCTTCTGGCGTTTCAGAACCTTTGTTAAATCATCTTGGTCCTTAACAAACATAATCTTCTGCGCCCTGGCTATAGCCGTATACTGAATAACAATTTGATCCCAAAGAATATCCAGAGGGCTTTTTTCAATAATCTCGCTTACGATAGCCCTGGTCTCCTCATCATCGGGGAATATGCGAGCAAAAAAACCATGCTTTACAGCATTTTGGCTACCAGGTGACGGCCCTGTACTTTTACCCCCGTGAAACTTACATTTGTCCTTCCCCGGCTCAGCTTTCTTCCTGCAGCGCTCCCCGGTCTGTTTAGATGTGGCTGTACACTGGCCCAGCCATCCATCCAGATGAACCCGACAGAAGCGTTCCCCTTCCAAAGCCTTGTTCCGGCAGCGCTCACCAGACTTATGGCCGGTGGCTTCACATTGGCCAGGGAAAGGTTCCGGCTTTTCCTGCGTTGCAACGCTCTCTGCAACGTTGCATATATCAGCGTTGCGTTGCATTGCATTATCACCCTGCGTTGCAACGCGAACCCATCCTTCTCTATTCTTTCGACTACGGACAGTGCCTTCTTTGAGGCCGAACTTTGCCGCCAGGTCTTTAAGCAATATGTCAGATGTTACATATTCCTGCCTTATTTGCTCCCAATTAGTGACTGGCGGCATCACCTCACCTTCTTTGCTGTCTAGAATTCCTGCTCCGTAAAAATAACTCTTCCTTGGACAACTGTATATCAATTTCTATAAGCTTTTTCAGATCGTCAACAGTTTCAATTTTTATTCGGCCAGCTTGAAAGTCTTTTACCCACTGACCTATCCCAGCTTGAATTATTTTTCTGTATTTATCCTTAGAGGAAAATATTTCAGCTAAAGCTTTTATTATTTCCTCGTCTTGTATAGGCTCTTTATCAATATTAGAACATTTGTTTCCTACACCTATTGTAAGCACCCCCGTTTTCCGTTAAAATGGAAACAGGATAGTGGTTTCTCCTAATCCGTGGCCACGGTTCTCCACTATCTTGCCGAGGGTGCTCGGCCTTGTTCTAAAAGTGGGGGGTGTTACAGCACCCTCCCTTTTTATTTTTGAAGAACCGGCTCTATACCGGTTGCTTCATAGTATCGCTGCTTTATAACATCACAAAACACGGGATCAAGTTCCATAGTTCGGCATTCTCGACCCATCTGCTCACAAGTCATAAGTGTGGATCCACTTCCCCCGAACAGGTCAACAACAATATCACCTTTCTTACTGCTGTTTCCAACAGGAATAGCTAACAAGTCAAGGGGTTTTTGTGTCGGATGAACATACTTGTTTACATCTCCCCGAGAAACCTCCCATACCGTTACTGGGTCCGACTCCTCAACGGGAAGCCCCGCTCTCCAGACTGTAGTTTGTTTTCTATCCCCATACCAGGCCGGTGACTTACCCTTTAAGAAGGCATAGAATACTGGCTCATGCTTGTACTTGTACTGGGCAAATCCAAAAGAAGTAGCATTCTTCACCCAGATACACTGAGCACGGACCACAATACCAGCAGCATTCATAGTATTTTCAAACTCTCTCTGATAAGATGACGGGTGAAAAATATATATTGCTGCCTTTGGGTCCATGATAGCGGCGTAGCTGGCAAACACTTTTCTTAGGAACTCCTCAAATTGTTCTGCCGGCATGTTATCGTTTAGTATTTTGTCCCGTCCATCGGCAGTAAGCCTTTCGGAGTCGCTTTCCACGGCCACATTATACGGTGGGTCGGTTACAACCAGTGCAGCTTTCTGGCCTGTCATAAGCCGCTTAACATCTTCCGGCTTGGTAGCATCTCCGCACATTAAAAAATGGCGTCCTAAACGCCATATATCACCGTATTTAGTCTCTGGTTCTTTGATTTTATCCAAAGCATCCTGGACATTGAATTCGTCGTCGGTGACTGGTGAATCAATATCAGTGTCAGCCGGGCCAAGTAGCTCTGTTATTTCTTCTAAGGAAAAGCCTGATAACTCAATATCAAGTTCGCTTTCCCTAATATCCCCCATTAGCTGTTTTAAGAGGGATTCATCAATCTCGGATAATTCAGCAATCCGGTTATCGGCAACCAGGTCCGCCCACTCTTCGGACTCAGTTGCATAATCCTGCCGATCAACCGGTACTTGTTCAACGCCCAGGAGTTGGGCCGCCATAAGCCGACCATGGCCACGCACAATAAAACCGCTTCGAGTAGAAACGGTTATTGGTGCTCGCCAGCCCTGGTTTTTTATTATTTTGGCCAGCAGTTGTATTTGTTTTTCCGGGTGCTGATTTGGGTTGCGCGGATTTGGAACCAGAGAATCAGCGTCAGACAGTTCGTCAAATGCGCAATAGACAGGTATGCCGCTTGCTGTTTTCATGTAGTATCTCACCTTTTTCTGGTGTAGCCTTTATTTTTACTTGGCGCCAATGGTGGGAGTCGAACCCACGAATATGCTTATAGGCACCGTTTTTCCGTCTAAACTACACTGGCGTAATATCAAGCACAGAGCAGACTATTTACCCTGTGTGCGCTTGATAATGAAGTAGGTTGGAAATGCAATAGCGGTTACATGGTAATCACTCCTTAACTAAATAAATAATAAAAAGAACCCTAAGGCTCTTGTTATTAAACTTCTTTTTGATTAACTACAACGTTAGGCACTAACATTTCTGCACTACATATACACGGGCTAACCTCAACTGTAAAATCTATGCCTACCGGTTTACTATCTTTATCATACCTTACTTTATATTCACTACTGCCTCTTGATAAACAATCTATCAATCTAATAGTTAAGGTATTTAATCTCCTAAGCTCCATGGTTTCTGCAATTAAGTCTTCTGTTGCCTTTTTTTGATTCTGCACTAGCTTTTTTATAATAAAGATCCGTTATTATTGTTGAAATTAATCCCCCAACAACTACACTGAGCAGTGTACTAAGGGAAAATCCATCTTTAGAATTTGACGCTAGTAAAGATGAAAATAGTATAAATGCCCAAATAAATGGATAATATTCTGAAATCATTTTATGATTTACCCCCTCTCACCTACAACATTCGGCAAGATAAGGTGAATTCCTTCCACAAAATACCGACATATAGCTACAATAACATATGAAGCATTATTACTTTTAATATTATTTTGTATACTAAAACCGCCCTCACCGGGTGGCTTCTTATCTCTTCTTCTTACTTTTACTTTGCTGCAGTTCAGCCAATTCCTCAGACTTGGTTTTAGCCATGATATTCTTCCACCAGCCGGGCTCATGTATCCAAACACCGTTTACCATCCTAAAATCCAGCGGGTTAATTGGACTTATCTTTAAAGGGTCTGGCCCGATACTCATTTCACCAACCCCCATATATCAATAGTACCATTATAAGGCATTTTTAACCCCCAAAAGTGCCCGTTTTGTGCCCAATTTCATTTACTAATCCCAGCTCTGCAGCTATGGACCAACAAATAGCATTAGTC